CTAATACGACTGACAGAAACCAAACTTTAGAATATCAATTAATTCCAAGTTCTAATGGCTCTATTTACTACCAATCAAATATTCCAAAATTAAGAATAAGTGGTGGAGGATCAACGTTAATTTCGTCTTTTAATGCTGGAACCGACTGTTACAATTCAATTACGAAAACTGAAACTTTTAATATTAAAAAAAGAAATTCAACTATTACTTTTGATAGCATACCAAATAAATATAAAAATGATGCAGATTTCAATATTAATGCAACCTCAACTAATTTAACTTCCGCTATATATTACGCAAGCTCCAATCAAAACGTAGCAACAATTGACATCAGTGGAAATATCAAAATTAAAAATTTTGGAAGCTCATTAATTACCGCTTACCAAGAAGAGAGTTCTTTTTATAGTTCTGGATCTTTTTTCAGGAATTTAATTGTAGAAAATTTAAGATATCCAAAATATTTAGACGAAAAAATTACAGGAGAGTCTAATTCAAATACAATAAATAATATTGGACACTCTTCTGATTTAAATGAAAATGGAAATATAGCAATTATATCAAATTTTACGGCAAATTCTAATGTATCCCAATATAGTTCTAATAGTGGCTTTGCTCATGTTTATATTAAAAATAATGATACTTGGTCTTTGAGTAAAACTTTTACTGGAAAAAGAATTATAAGTAATATATCAAATGAAACAAGTAATTTTAATTTTACTGGAGATGATTTTTATGGTAAATGTGTTAAAATTAATTCAAATGGAAACATTTTAGCTGTAAGCGCAATTGGAAACTATACTGGTAATATAGATGTTGATAATGGATTCTTAATAAGTGATTCAAATTTTTATAATATTATAGGCACAAGTGGATGCGTTTACATATATTCTGGTACGAATTATTCTGATGTTAAAATTATTAATAGTCCCGCAAAAGATGAATTTTTTGGTTACGATTTTGATTTGTATCATAATCCAAACGATAATTATATAGAATTATTAGTTGGTGCACCTTATTACGGAGGAAATATAAAAGAAACTGGAAAAGTTTATTTGTATTCAAATAAAAACGATTGGGCTATTTTAGGTACAGCCACTGGCGGTTTGAATAATTCAAAATTTTTTGGTGCAAGCGTAGCTTTAAATAAGAATAAAAATATTTTTGCTGTAGGCGCTCCAGCTTTTAAAGGAAGTCTAGATTATGGATATGTTTATGTTTATGATTATAATGCGCTACAATTTGGTTCAGAATTAATTATTAAAAAGATTTTCTCTGGGTATGATCATTTTGGTTCAGATGTAGCTTTTAATACTAGTGGAAATATTTTAAGTATTGGCAGCGAAAATCAAGTTTTTGTATATGAAGACACTGGCGATAATCAATGGTTTTTGATGAAAAAATTAAATATTAATCCTATAGAAAATACAGTAAGTGGTTGGGGTTTTAATTATGAAGGCTCGCTTGATGAAGTAAACTTGAATAATGTTGTTGATGTTGGTGCGGGTTTTGGCCACAACGTAGCTTTATTTGCAGATGGAAAAATCACTGGTTGGGGAGGGATTTCCGAGGTTCAAGCTTCCGCTGGAAATTATTTAACTGAAGTCAAAGCCATTTCTGTAGGATCAAATCATACTTTAGCGATACTTAATGATGGAAAATTAACAGGCTGGGGATACAATGATAGTAGTACAGTTATATTGGGTTCTATTTTTACTGAGAATGTTGGAATAGCTACAGGCGGAAACAACTTAACTGGAGTAAAGAGAATTTGGGCAGGGTGGGAAAATTCTTATGCAGAATTAAATGATGGAAAAATAACTGGATGGGGAAGAACTGGTTATAAGAGAGACTCAGAGAATATTAATCGTAATTTATTAATAACACCAAACAATTTATCTAATATTAGAAGTTTAGCTGCAAGTAAACATCAACATGAAGGTATTGCTGTTTTAAATAATGGATTAATTACGGGATGGGGGGATTATCCAAAACCTCCATATCAAATACCAAATATAGAAAAAATTTATCTAGAAGATCACACTGTTTTAGGATTATTAACGGATAAAACTTTGACTGGCTGGGGCTCTAATGAACTAATTTTTACTGGCATAAGTGGTTTATCTAATATTATTGATGTAGCTTTGGGTGCTAGATCTGCTTTTGCTATAGATATAAACAATAATGTAACTGGTTGGGGATATAATACTGATAATTTCGGGGTTGATTATAGTTTGACTAGAGGTTATAAAAATCTACAAAAAGCTAAAAAAGTTGCGGTTGGGGATAGGCACAGATTAGCAATAACTGATAAATTAAACAATAATATACCAGAAAAGTTTTTTGAAAAAAATACTTCTATTGATTTGAATTCAGAAGGAAATGTTTTAATGGTAGGAAATAGTAATTTTGAAAAAGCTTATGTTTATACTGGCAGTAATGTAAATTGGAATTTAGTAGAAACTTTTTCAGGCGATAACTTTAATGCAAATTTTGGAAAAAATGTAGTTGTAAACGCATCTGGAAATCAAGGAATTGTAGGAGCAGACAAAGAAAATGGACTCGGCGCAGTTTATCTGTATAATTACGTTTCTGAATCTAGTTCTTCAAGTTCGAGCAGTAGCTCAACTGCAATTAATTTTTTTGATATTACTAGCCCAACAATTGCTATAGGAAAAATAGGTATTTCATTTAGCTACGCAATCGCAACAAGTCTTCCAGCTTCTTCGTATTCAATAGATGGAATTTTGCCAAAAGGTTTATCGTTTAATTCTACAAATGGAGTAATAAGCGGAACTGTTACAGATGAAAATTATAGCATAGGAAATTATGAAATTAAAATAACTGCATCCGATGGATTCTCAAATGTAACAAAAATTTTAAGAATTTACTTTTTATATATAACTAGCGTAAATCAAGTATCAACAAACATAAATGAACCTTTTAATTTTCAAATCTTAGCAAATGGAAGTCCTGATTTGTACAGTATTTCAGGTTTGCCTAATGGACTCATTTATAATAATCAAACAGGATTAATACTTGGAACGCCAAGTGTTGCTGGTCCATTTAGTTGTTCGATAGTAATTTCAAAAAATAATGGAGCTGGATCAAGTGTCTCGCTATCTTCATCTATTACAATCAATGTAAAACCAAAAATAACTAACGTAAATTATGTTGAAGGAGAATTATCAACTTTATTCTCATTTCAACTGACGGCTGATGGATCTCCAACAAGTTATACTTGCGTCAGAAATACAGATTTAGATACAGATCATACTGTTAATATACCAAATGGTTTGTCTTTTAATTCTACTACTGGTTTGATTTCTGGAACTCCTATTATAGGAACTCCTTTAAAAAATTCAATTGGCACATTTATTTTAAAAATTACGGCTATAAAAAATGGAATTGAATCTGATTCAATAAATTTAAGATTAAAAATAAAATTAAAAATAACAAATGCAGTTAAAGATCTTATATACGTTATAAATGAACAAAGTTTCATCTATAATGGAGTAGCTTTGAGCGAATTTCAAATAACTTCTTTGGGCGTGCCCACTTTATATTTTGCTGAAGGATTGCCAAATGGATTAAATGTAGACTCCACAACTGGAAAGGTGACTGGTGCGCCAAAGATTGATGGAACTTATGATATTACATTTAAAATAAAAAATGAATACTCTGATGCGGAAGCTAGTTTTGCAGTTAAAGTGTTAAGTAAAATTTTAAATACAAATGACCTAAACGCAAAAATTGGTGAAGAAGTATCTTATCCAATCCTAATAGAAGGTGGATCTTTAAGTTTAGAATTAGTATTTTTAGACCCAGATCCAGATGAAAGAAACGCTTATGATTTAGGACTATATATAGATAATTATACTATAAAAGGCACGCCAAATCAAGTAGGGCATTTTATTTTAAAAATATTATTATTAAATGATGCGGGTTTTTCCGAAAAGCTTATAGATTTATATGTAACATCTAGAATTAATAGCCCTTTAGAGGTTAATCATGAAACAAAAAATTTATTTGAATATCAGATCACTCCATATTTTGGGGAAAAAATAGTATCTTCTTTTGCTAGACTATTTAATTTTAAGGATGGTGTCGACAATGGGCTAGCTGCGAATTATAAATTAAAATTTTCTAATAGTTATAGAATAAATGATATATTTAATATTGAAGCAAACAATATTCCAGGAGATTATACTTCTTATATTTCTGTTGAAAATCGTGAAGGTAATTTCTTTTTTTATGCAATGGAACAAAATGGAGTAACATATTGGTCAAGTGATTTTAGCACCAATGAGAATAATTATTTATTAAAAAATAATGATATTATTAAAATTTATGGTTCTTATAATGCTAAAGTATCATTAGGTTCTGGAGCAATATTAGAAATAATTTCTCCAAATTATATGCGCTCTGTGGGCGTTTTGCCAAATGGATTAAAAATAGATGCATCTGGAAAAATATATGGATTCTTAGATGAAAGCGGAATTTTTTATATAAAAATTAAAATAGAAGACGATTGGGGAATTGACGAACAGTATTTAAAAATAAATGTAATAGACTCTTCTTTTAATCAAAAAATAGAAGTAGTTGAATCTCAAAATGAAATAAGCTCTAAAGTAAAAGTAAATCTAACTCCATTAACTGGAGAAAAATATATTATAGAATATAGTCAAACTCCAGAAGAGATTTGGGCTTCTTATGACTTAAGAGATAAAGAATATATTTCTGGGTCTGGTTTTGCTGGAGTAAACACTAAAGACGTTGATGCTTTTACTGTAGATTTCTTAACAAGCGAAAGCGGTGTATTAACAGCTCCTTCTTTTGAATATAAGGAATTTTCTACGCCTTTGACTTGGTCTTGCTCAAGCTTTTTGGGCGCTTACGAAAAATTATGTTCAAAATCTGTATGTTATATTTGTAGCGAATCAAGAAGAAAATCTAAAAATAACGAAACCTCAATGCTTGTTAGAAAAAATTTATTAACAAATTGGGAGAAATATAAAGAGTATTTTACATATGTAGAAAGTGACGATTCAAATTATTATGAATTAATTTTTAATGATGAATTATTTAATTTTTGCTGCTCTTGTTTGGTATCTAACGATCCAGAAGTTAAGCCACCTTGTAAGGAAACAGATGACAGTTTAAAAAGTTTATATTTAGAGTATAATCCTACAACATCAACTTCTGGTATAGTCAATTTAAATAGTGGTATTTTTAAATCTGTATTCTTCTTGGATGATTTGCCTGGAAGTTTAGTGACTCAAAAGTATGATATGAGTTATTATTCTGGTAAATTAGATTTAAAATATTTTACAGAAAAAGATTCTTTAGTATTCAATCAATATCCATTTAATTATGAAAATGTTTATCAAACAATTTATAATCAAAAACCTAAATTTTCTGGCGTAAAAGAATCTTTTATATTCTCCGAAAAAATAACTGGAATAAATTATTTTAGCGGTAGAGCGGAATTTATAAATAAATTTAATAATAAATTAGCTGCAAAAAGTTATCCAATATGGGTTCCTATGAGATATTCTAAAACTCCAAATCATATAAATAATCCATTGATATCTGGAATAGCTTCCGAAGAGAATGATACAACCGTGAGTTTTGTGTCTTTAGTGAGTGGAAAATTTGGATCTTATGATATTAGTTTATCATTGACCCCTAGGTATGAATTGTATAGTTATATGGTGCCAGAAATTATAAAATTACAAGGATCAAATGACGGAATAAATTGGCAAGATATTGTAAGTAGTAAAAATGTTCAGCCATTAAACGTTTATTTAAAAAATAAAACTTTAGATTCGCCAGATATACAATATAATCTTATAGATTCTAGTCAAGTCAAAATTACTGGATCTTACAACATAACTTCTGAAGTTGAGGTTAGTCCAGAAAGTGAAGAGCCTGATGACCCTACTGCAACTGGTTCTGCCACAAGATTTACTACTGGTAAATATTTGTGTATTGAAGCTCCTGGAAGAAGTGGCGCGCATTGTGGTAGTGGATTTTTAGAAATTGAAATTATTAAAGATCCCTGTGTACCTACTGGATCAATAGACTCCAGTAGCTCAAGTAGCTCAAGTAGTAATAGCAGCGCCAGTAGTAGTAGTATAAGTAAAACTTATGTTAAAGTTACTAAAACTATAAAAACAGAAAAAAATATTGATTCGTTTAGATTAGGATTTTTTGATTATAAAAATAATTTAACTGATGTAAACCCTATTTATCTAGAAGATTCAGTAGGAAATCCAATCAATAATAAATTTAATAATTATACAGTTAATGATTATGTATATACAATAAACAAATTTTTAGAATTTGATAATTATAAATGGATAGATGAAACTTTAGATGTTTTTGGAGACATCAAATACATATATGGAGTTACTCCTTTTTCTACTTTACAAATTTCAAAAAATAGACTTGTAGGGTTTTTCCCAAGGTATGTGACTGGAATATTTACTGTTAAGTTATATATAATAGATAGAGAAAACAGAACCACAGAGCATAGTATTAAAATATTAGTTAATGAAAATCAAAATCCATGCCCTGTTCAAGCTAGCAGTTCTTCAAGCGTCTCAAGCTCTAGTAGTAGCAGTTTGGCCCAATCTGCCCCTACATATATGCCAGAATACTTTAATCAAATTATATTAAATGATGGCGTGTAATCTACTATAGGAAAAAGGTTAAAAAATGAGTAATACTACATTTGGTTCTGTTGGCATTAATAAAACAGGGGATATAGCTGTTTTTGGAGATAAATTTAATAATAAAATACATATATACAATAATATTAATGATGTTTGGACAAAAAGTAATACATTAACATCAAATTATCCTACTTCCTATACTTTTGCGGATAGTATAGAAATAAACAATAATGGAAATAAAATATTTGCAACCGAACCACATTTTAATGGTACTTCTGGAGCAGTTCATGTATATGTTAGCGGCAATCAGGGGTGGCAAAAGCAGCAAACTATTTTAAATAATTTTTCTTATTTAAACATATTTGGAAAAGGTATAACTATAAATGAAGATGGAAGCCTTCTTGCTGCGTCGTCTTGGTCAACTGGTGGAGGTTTTGATGATTTAAACTTGATTCAAATATATAGCGGAAATAATTCTAATAATTATTCTTTAGTTCAATCTATAACTGGAAGTGGACATTATTTTGGAGACAATTTAAAATTTAGTCAAGATGGTAATTTTTTATTTTGTAATAACCTTGAGTATAATAGCTCACAAAATGCACGTACTCATAAAATTAATTGTTACGAAAAAATTAATAATAATTGGTTATTGCAGCAAAAAATAACTTATCTAAACGCAATGTTCTCATCTCAAATAGATATTAATAAAAATAATGATCTACTGTTAGTAGGAGCAAATCAAGATGGCGGTCAAGCTCTAGGTAATCCAGGAGAAGCTTATTTATTTAAAAAACAAAATAATACTTGGAATTTTATTAAAAAATTTACAGGAGATAGATCAATTATACAAGATGATATTCCAGATAATTTTGGTTTCAGTGTGGCAATAAATGATTACGGAAATATTTTAGCTATTTCATCTTTTGGATATAATAGCGGTGAAAATGGAGGAATGAACAGAGGAGCTGTATATCTTTATTCTGGAAATGCAAACGAATGGTCTTTATATAAAAAATTTATTGGACAAGAAAACCAATTATTTGGAGGAGAAGTGTTGAGCAACCTTGTAAATGCTACAAAAAATATAGATTTAAATGGCTCTGGAAATATTATGGTGGTCAATAGCGCAAATGGGGCATATATATATTCAAGTCAATTTTTAGCTTCGTCTTCTAGCTCTTCTTTATCGTCATCTTCCTCAAGTAGTTCTAAAATGATAAAAGATTACGTATCAGTAAGAATGGATAAGATTAATGAGACATTACTTACAGAGGGTAGTGATATCAAAAAAATAAGTACTAACAATTTTTTTGCAGATTATTTTTTCATAGATAATCAAGAAAATTTACGTTTTGATGGTGGCCGAATATACGCTACAGGGGTAAAAGACTACTCCATCCTTAATTATAATGATGCTTTAATAGCTTTATTAAATGATGGCACATTAAGCGGATACTACACCCACCCCCCAATGGATATATATCCGATTGCAAGCTACATCACTACTGGCGGAAATAATTTAACTGGTGTCAAAAGTGTAAACCTAAATTCTAATGGCGCTTTTGCTCTATTAAATAATGGCACAATGACAGGTTGGGGAACTGGAGATCAATATAGCAACATTGATGAAATTAAAACATTTTTTAGCAAAGGAAATGAATTATCAAATATTAAAAAAATCTTTAATCAAGAGATTGGTTCTACTAGGGTATGTTTAATTTTAGAAAATAACAAAGTCACTGGATGGGCAAAGCAAGAAAAAGGTAATAGTTTAATTGATAAGATTAAAAATTTAAACAATCAATCAAAAATTGTTTCTGATATTCAATTTACAATTTCGGATGGATTTGCTGTTCTTTTTGAAGACGGAACAGTTTCTGGATATTCTGCTCAGGCGGTAGATCTTAATAACCCAGTATATACCGAATGGAATTCTTTTGTTACTGGAGCAAATAACTTTACTGAAGTAAAAAGTATTGCTGTTGGGGGAATTCCTGACCATGGTTTAGCTTTATTAAAAGATGGAACAGTAAAAGATTGGGGTGGTAAACTCGCACCCGCTTCTTATGGAGTAATAGAACCTACGTTCTATGTTACTGGTTTTAGAAATTTAAAAAATGTAGTGGCGGTACAATCTTCTTGGCCCAACTCAAGAGCTCTATTGAGTGTAGATGTTCCTCCAAATTATCCAATTAATTCTGGAAAATTATTAACAGGAAATCGATATTTTGCAAATAATTGTGCTGTAAATGATGCTGGAAACATTATGATTGTATCTAGCGGAAATGCAGCTTTAATATATACCGAAGGAGGTGATAAAAATTGGGTGCAAAGAGTAAAATTAACTGGAGGAAGACATATAAATCCAACATTCTTCCCAACCTCTGAAATATTTGCAGATAATATTTTTGGTCAAAGTGTAAAAAATTACAATCCTAATTATCCAGTTGATGCAAATTATAATTCTCCTTTTTATCCATCAATAAATCGAGGAAGTTACACAGATTCTGATAAATTAAACTTAGTAAGCATAAATGAATTAGGGAATCAAGTTCATATAGGAGGAGTTAAGTGCGATTATACTCCTATTTTATTAGAAAACTCTAGAGATTATATAACAAACTGTTACCCTTGCGTATGGCAATTTACAAGTGGAGCAGGCAAGTGGACCAATGACTATATTTATAGTGGAACTTCTATTGGATATTATCCGTATAGATCTAATATTCCAGGTTATGTTGGCGTTATTGCCTCATCATATTATATTAGTGAGGTTGCTGAAAAGTATAATGGTAGTTTTAAAAATTTTATAAATAAAAATGGGAATATTTTATCTTTAACTGAAATTCTAACGGAAGGAACTGTTAATAATTATTATCAAAATATAAAATCACTTTCTGGATCTATACAAAATAATTTTAATTTATTAATTAATGAGGCGGTATTAAATTTTTCTATAAATTCAGGAGATAAAATAATTGCAACTGAATATTCTGGTTATAAACTCACTCCAAATGATCCCACGAAAAAAAGATTTGTTGTAAAAATACACGAAAAAGACAAAATTAATCAAATTACAAATTATACTTCAACAATAATTGATACTGGAGTATTAGGAGGAGACGACTTTTTCGGATGCAGCGTCGATTTAAATGCCAAAGGTGATGTAGCAATAATCGCTCAAAATCCAAAAGATATAAATTTTGGTGAAATGGGAGCATATATATATTCTTATAATAATGCCTGGGAGATGGCAGCATTTCTACCTTTTAGTGGTACTACAACTGGTGACATGCAAATAACAAGTAAATTAAATGACCAAGGTAATATTGCGTTTATATCTTATAGAAATAATTATCAAAATGACGTAGATAATGAACCAAATAGATTAGACATATGGTATAGTGGAAATCAAGATTGGAAATTAGGAAAAACAATAACTGGTCTAGGAAATTATAATATAAGAGATATTAATCCAGCAACCCGATTAACTTTAAAGCAATTTGAAAATATAAATTTTGATATAAATAAAAATGGAAATAAAGTTGTTATTTCTACTAATCCAGATATGGGAATGCCAGGAAGTGATTACTATTCTGGAGCAATCCATACTTATGCAGATTTTAATTTTGGAAGTAGTATTAGCAGTTCGTCGTCTTCGTATTCTTCCAGCTCCTCTAGTTCCTCTAGCTCTTCTTCTTTATCATCTGTTTTTTCCTCTTCGTCTTCATCTTCTATTTCATATTGCGAAGATTATCAATACTTTTCAACAAATGAAGTTATGTGTCCACAAGAGAATGGAACATTTTTACAGGTTCAACCTATAACTTTACCTAACGGTTTAATATGTTATACTTGCTATTAAGTGTAAATTATATAAGGAAAAAGGAAAATGCCAGAAACAATCATATCAGTATCTCATAATTCATCGACACCCTCTGTAGGGTGTAGGGTAGGCTGTACAGGCGGAGGATCAAATGGTTATGGATCTATATTATTAAGTAGCATAAGAGGAGAGAGAATATTGGCTGTTAATTCAGCTAAAGATAGATTAAAAATATACTATAATTCAAATATAACTGGCGGTTTTAGTTGGTCAGAAGAAATTACAATATCTATTAATCCAAATATGTTAGATTTAAAAATCAATCCTGATCTTAGTAAAATATTCATACTTTATGCTAAAAGTTTTGAAGTATTTTCCAGAGTAGGCACTAGTTGGTCTTTGACCAATACCATAAACTCTCCAGTAAAAGAAAATAATTATCCAGGCATTCCCCAAAACTCACCCCCCACAGAAGATTTTGTTTTAATGGAGATTGATGATTTAAACATGGATACTTTAGAACCTACTTATATAACAGGTAGAGCTGTAATTTATAATGATAAAAATATATATTATTATGGTGGAGGAAGTTTAACTACTATATCTCAAGTTTTCACAGCATCAGATTTTACTGGGGCTAGTTCCGCTTCTCAAGCAGATCATTTAATTATAAATGGAATAAGTTATTATTATAGAACAGGTATATCTCCTCTTGGATGGTATACTGTAAGTGGAAATACGCAAAGTAACTCTGTAACAATAAATTTTGGAGATACAATACAAATTAAATTGCATAATTCTTACGCAACTCGTGCAATAAATTCTGGAGCAATAATAAAAAAACAAATAAACAATTTGTTTATTGCTACAAACAATGGAATGATTTGGGACGGAAATTCTAATAACACAATATCCGAAACTACAAAATTATATATTTATTATTCTGATTCTTTATCTGCTCCTTATGCTACATTGTATACAAATTTAAGAAAAAAGTTTTCACAAGCAACATTAGCTTCCCCTTGGGTTCCTGCTACTTCTAGAATGTTAAACTATCCTTATTATGCGAATAAAATTTTTGCATCAACAAATATAAATAAAATATTAATAGATAATTCTGGTAAAAGAATTTTGTTATTTTTTACTGGATATAGTTCTTGGCAATTCAATAGAACTTCTACTGGCTGGGATAGTTACGGAAAAGAAGACATTACTCCTGGAGTTTTTATTGATGCGCCAGGAATAGAGAGCGTAAATTATACCACTAATAGTATCAGAAATGTAAATGCAGATAGTAATAGATCTAGATTAATTAATTATACTTATAGTGGAAATACTATGAATTCCTTTGCTTATTATGGTGATGATGCTATTGGACTTTTAGATCTTGCAAAATTAATAAATTACTATAGTCAAAGTCAAATTTTAGATAAAATGGCATTTGCAGAAAATGGAAATTATGTTTTAGTTTCATTTAAAAACCAAAATAAAATTTATATTTTTAGAAAACTATCATCTTCAGGACTAGACGTAGATTACTATCCGATAGGAACAGTTTTGTATCGTTGGGAATTATTTGTTTCAATATCTCCAAGTGATATTTTAAGTAATAATACTTGGCTATTTGGAAAAAATTTCTATATAACAAATGGATTTTTAATACCCAATCCAGTTAATACAAATACAAAATTGATTGTAAGTGCTGAAAGCAATGCTAATGGTAAAATTTATATATATGATTCCCCTTTTTATAAACCTTACATTAATAGTTATTTAGAAAAAGTAACTAAAAGAAATGGCAGTTTCACTTATACCGTTACAGCTACAAGAGATGATCAAAGGTCAACTCCAATTGATTTAAGTTCTATTCAAGTAGACACTGGTTCTTTGCCTCCTGGATTGTCTTATGATCCAAATAATTTTACAATAACTGGAACCCCAACTGTTGGAGGAATTTATGTGGTTTATATTAAAGCTAGAAAAAATGGAATTTATGATGAAAAACCATTAATCATATATGTCCTAGACATATTGAATCAAAGTAATACAATAAATGGAAAGATCAAAACAAAATTTCAGGACTATAAAATAATGTCAACTGGTGCGCCATCTTCTTTTAGTGTTACTGGGACTTTACCAGAAGGATTGTTCATGGATACTTTGAATGGAGTAATCTATGGTACTCCTCAAGTTTCAAATACATTTTCAATAAATGTGCTCATAAGTAAAATAGATAAGGACAATATAACAACTTCATACTCAGAGCCTTTTACTATTAATATTTCGCCAGAAATAAATAGTGATTTAGATATAACTTTTACAAGCTACGAATCAAATAATTATACTATTACAACTCAATTTCAAGCAGCTTCAGCGCCTTGCACTTTTTCTGCAACAAATTTACCAGCAGGTTTATCTTTAAATTCTGTAACTGGATTAATTAGCGGAAAACCAACTGAATATGGTGTTAAATTAGTGAATATAACTGCTACAAATGCTGGCGGATCTGATACTAAAATTTTAAAAATAAATATTTTAAAAATAACAAGTAATTTAACTGTAAATGGTAAAATATCCGAACCATTTACCTATAAAATAATTGGCGAAGGTTATCCTGATGATTTTATAGCTAAAAATCTTCCAGAAAATTTCTATTTATTTGGAGATACAATTTTTGGTACACCATACTTTTCTAACACTTATTCAATACCATTAGAGATTAAAAGACAAGGCAAGGTAGATTACGCTACTTTAACTTTAAATATTGGTCCATTTATAACTGATACTGGCATAACAGACGCTAATTTAATAACTCAAATAAGTTTTGGTTCACAATTAAGTTATAGAATACCAGTATTAAATCCAGTAACTAACTATACATATTCCGCAACATTATTAAATGGAGGTGCGTTAAGCTCTGTGAATTTACAGATAAATTCAAGTACTGGTGTCATATCTGGTATTCCAAATATTTCTGGAAAAATATCTTTGCTTGTGACTTGCATTAACCCTAGTGGTAGTTATACAAAAATTTTAAATGTTTATGTAGTTAAAATAACTAGCGGAAATTCTGCGCAAGCTAAATTTAATAAACCATTTTCTTATACAATAACAGCCGATGGAGAAGTAGATTATTTTACAGTAGAAAATCTTCCAGAAAATTTTTATTTGTTTGGAGATACAATTTTTGGCACAGCTTTGAGTATTGGTACTTATAATTTAGTCGTAAAAGCTTTTAAAAATAATAAATCTTTTACAGAAAATATAAATTTAACAGTAGGACTCTCTATTTCAAGTGACACAAGTCTTTATGGTTTTATTGGAGAAGCCTTTGAATATTATATAAAAACCCCTTTGGGTAATAATAATTACTCTGCTACTTTTGATAATTTGCCAAGTTGGTTAAATTATGATTCTGTAAATAAAAAAATATATGGTATGCCTAATAGTATTCAAAGTTATAATTTTAATCTTACAATAACTTACGCAAATTCTACTGATATTGTAGATATAAGTTTAGAAATTAAAAACAATCCAAAAAATTTCATTTATGGAAGTAAAGAGAATATATATAATAGATTAAAATTATTATTAAATGGATACGTATCTAAAAAAGAAAACATAACAGAAGACTTAAAGAAATCTGTTACAAATGCAAATGAATTATACGAAAAATTAAGGTGCTAATATGGAATTTAATTATGTAAGAGTATTAATTTCGGGTGGAAAAACAGCTACTCCAGATAAAGGACATTTATCTGCTTTAGCTAATAAACAGTATGTAAAAAAAGTTTTACCCCTCGTAAAAATAAAAAACATTTCTTTGTACAATAAATATAAAGCTAATTTTGAAAAAGCAGTAATTACTGGATATGATAACGTATATGGAGCAGAATATAATGGAATAATTTTTGAACAATATACTGGGATGATATCAATAGTAGATCATGGATTTACTGATAAAGGCGGTTTATATAAAGCAGAAGGATTTAATACTGGATTATTAGTTGAACCAATTGGAATATCGCCTAAATTTAATAAACCAATTTTTCCAGTATATACTACTCCAGAAGGATTACGACTACCAAGATCTAGCAGTATTACATATCCTGATGATCTAGACACAACTTTTGGACCTAGACCTCAAGATAAATTTGAAGGAAAAATACTAACATCTCCCTTTGCGTATAGAAGTAAAGTTTACTCTGGGGTGTATGGAGGATCATTGAATTTAAAAGATACTTTTTATGATACAGAAAAACAGTCTTTAAGTTTTGTAAAAAATGTACGATATTTAGTAACAGGAGCAGATTCTCCAACTTATGAATTCTTAACGGTTAGACTTGATTCTCCTGGTACAGGGGTTTTGAGTATACCAGGTTCAGTGATAATAAATAATGCTTTACTATTTGGAAGTGGCATGGCTTTTTATTCTGGATCATATATTTTAAGCGGAAAAATCCCTAACTTCCCGCTACCAAGAAATAATTTATCTGGAATTGGAAATATAACTGGAAAATTAACAGGGAAAGTATTGCCAGAAAATTCTGGAAAAATAATATTCAATAAATATGTCACGGGTATGCCAGAATTTGCATATCAAGCAAGGGTTAATCGTTCAGATACAGCTAGTGGAATTTTAATTTTTAATAATCCTATAAATGATGATTATTTCATAATTTCTAGTGAAATAGATGATGAATTGTTTTATACCTTGACTTTTTCTGATGATCCAGTTACTTATGAGCCTCCTTTATATTTTAATTCAATTTCTACTTTAAATAAAATATTTAATAGCGGAGATAAACCTTACAAAGTTTCATCTGAAATAATTAATGTAGATTATTTGGGCTATACGAATAAATCTGGATTATTGTTAAAATCTACTTATGCTGGAAATTCTGGTAACTACATAAAAATTGAAACTAGTGCTGGTAATAGATTAATTATGAATTCTCAACAAAATCTAACTGGGGGTTATGATTATTATGATAATTTAACGCCAACTGGAGTATTTTCTGGTTATTTAAGAAATAAAGAAGTTAATGCTACTGGAATTTTTATAGCAGACTTTGCAGATTATGTATATCAAAAAATTATTAAAAATGTAGGATACAAAACTTTTACAGGTATTTGGAAGATATATGGTAGCGAAGATAATATTGTTTTTGAAAATTTAAAAGACTTTGAAAGTTTGCAGCCTAATAAAATCAGTACAAAAACTACTGAATTACAATTTGACCCTTCAAACCCTTATATTTTAAGAATATCTTATGGAAATAACTCTAAATCATATGATATTGATCAAGCTATGCTAAAAGTATTTAGAAATAATGAAGAGAAAACTGGTATAATTATCAAAGGACAATATCAATGAAATATACAACAATTAGAGATCCAGGTTCTGGTCCTTGGAGCATGCAGACGATGTTTTCTGGAACAAATTGGTATATTCATGTCAATCCAATGTCTTTTGTTTGGAGAAGCTTTAATTTAAAGGATTTAATGGTTTATACTGGGCTTTTAGATGATGCTACGAAAGCAAAGATCCAACAGGAAGAAGGCGTAATAAGTGGTCATGCTATAGTTGGATTAAATGAATATATTAAAATTGAAGCTAATCAAATGGTTGTTCTGGAGCTAAAATTGGCTCCTAATTTATATCCAGTATCAGCACAAGTAAAAGTTATGGGAGATAAAACTAGAGCTTCCCCACCTTGGTCAGGTTTTCCAGAGCCTTTTGAATTTATTCCACCTTTAGAATTTGATAAAGGAGTTTTAAAAAACCCAAACAGTCAAAGAACTTGCAGAAAAGCTTATCATATAATTGGGTATTTAACATCTTTTCCTGGTGCAGTTGGAAAAAGTTTATTTTTTGAAAATGAAAAAATAAGTCAAACCCTTGTTCAAAGTATGACTCAAAATATTTTAGTAAATGCTTTTAATTATGAAGGGGTTCCTGTTGGATATGGCATTCCTTTTAACGCCCCTTTTATAGATTTTGATCCAAAACAATTAACATGATCTACAGTGCTAGTTATGATAATTCATTCGTCGAATTTGACCAAGCAGAACCAGGGGCTACAAATTTAAGAGTTTTAGATAAAGTGCCAGTTTTTGGAAATATACCAATTAATAGAGAATATATTTTATTTAATACAAGCGCTGGAGAACTTAGACAAAGATTTAAAATAATGGAAGATATTGGATACAAAGGACTTGATGATACTTACTTAAAATTAATTATAAAAGAAAAAAGAAAGTCACTTTATGGAGAATTTGGATTTGGGGGAATTAGACCAACACAGTTTTTCCCGAAAGGAATTTCAGATTTACGATACAATGCTTCAGCTTTATATGCAAATGTATTCGCTACTCCACCAATAGCTGATCTTTTCGCTATAATAATTTGTGCATCTGGGAGTATACCAACCACTTTGATAGGATTGCTTTTTTGGATTGCTTTTGCTACGATAATACTAGAATCATTAGGCGGGTACGGATTCTTTAGTTCTGGTAGAGCTTTGCAGTATATGAAATATACTAGATATGAATATACGTTTAAACCAATAGATGGAGATCCTAATGGAAGAATAATTAATAGAACTAAATTTTTAATCGATGATGCAAAACAAGAAGTGTCGAAACAAAAATTTGTAAATAATTTTTATGCACAAGATTTTTGGAAGAAATATAGTAGTAATAATTACGCTTCATTTGCTTCTAGGCATTATGGTGTCAGCGGCCCCGCCTTCTTAAGTTTTCCTAATTCTTATAATTCACATAGATATCAAGAGTTAAATACAAATTTAAATAAATTTTTTGAAGATAAGAAAAAAATAATTGAAAAAATACAAGTTAATATTCCGAATCCGAAAACTAAATTTTTGGATGATGAAAAAGAATTAATAGATAAAACAACAAAAACAGCACGTGCTTCAAAAAATTTTTTCATAGATTTAGAATTAGATGATTGTGTCTATGAAAGATTTGGTAATAGAGGTAATAAAATGTATATAATTGATATAGGCACTTTTTTAGATATAAGCGCAACAAGCAAAAGAACATCAGGAAAAGCAATTCCATGCGGGACTGGAAAACCAGCTATATTAAAATCAAAAATGTTTTTGTATTATACATGGCCTAGAGCAGTTTTTGTATTTGGTCACGCTAGTTCTCTCCGTTCTTTTAGTACGGGGATTGAACCAGAAGGAGGATTTACGTTTGACGGATCGTTTATTTATCCTTATAGCACATGGCTTAGCGAATTTTTTTTAAATTATCTTCCTGCTATTAGGGTGAAAGGGGTTATTGGAGGCTTTGTAGAAATAGAAAAAAAATACAGAAGAGCTAATATTTTTGCAGACTACCCCGATGACCCTGCAGGCCATAAATTTGGAATTTTAATAGGTAAAACAGCACCATTATATAATTAATTTTTAACTTTTTTAAGTCTTTCAATTAATTCAAAAATTTTAGACTTTGGTATATCTAAAATAGAATTAAAATCTTGAGATTTTTCAAATTCTTCTTTTATTAATTTGGTTTTGAGAGAATCAAAAGTTATACTTTTTTCTTTCATAATTTTTTCCAACAAAGATTGAGGAGAGGTTGGATTTTTATCCGAGGCGAAATTGGGCTCTTCTAAAAGTTTTACATCTCCAAGCTCTTCTTGACTTACAATATTGATTTTTAAAAAATTTCTAACACATCTAACGAAAGCTCTATTTTCAGCTATTGCTGCTAGAAAAAATCTAGCAAAGCTTTTTGTGTTGTTTGTTGTGGCATCCGCTAATGCTTCAAAAGTAACAGCCCTACTATCTGTTTCATAATTTGGAATCCAAGTTATACGGCAGCTTGTAGCAAAATAGCTTTCGCTTGCTGCGACCACTTTATATTCAACTGTCGTATAACCGCGAATTTGAGCCAATTCTTTAATCCCTCCTAAAAGGATAAGCAAATTTTTATCTTCTAGTTTAGACACGTCTGTTTCTTGAGTCTTTTGTCTATTTGGGACTAGATATTGAGTTTTAACCATTGCTATCCAATTAATAGTATTGTCCTCATTAAAAATGTATTTTATAGTTTGATCTTCTAGAAGACCAAACTTATTCCTTGCGATATATTTTGGAGGTTTATTTATGGCCTCTGGTTCAGGAGTATTCAGATGATATGATATATTAGGGGTAATGATTGTTGTTTCTGTATCCATACTTATACTTTACTATGAATATGATTAATTGTCAATTGTAAAAAGTATGTATTTCTCTGGATTTTCTTTTAAGATATTTTCACTATGAAATTCAGCGTAGTTTTGTTTTAAATTTTTTTGAGCATTTTTATCGAATAAAAAGTCATATTCGCTTAAGTAAACATTTCCGTTGCTCAAATAAAATTCATTGGTTTTATAAAATATTTTTTTACTTTTATTATCGTTAATAATTTTAATAATTTTCTCGGTATCAAATCTTAATGCTGTAATCAAACCGTAGTCCATGTATTTTAATTTAATTTTATTTAAGGCTTCTTCATCTAAAAAAGAATATAATCCATATTTAATATTTAAACTTTTTATATTTTTAATAAAATCTAGCTCGTTTTCATCTTCTAGCATTATGTTTATGCCAATAATATTTCCTTTGAATGTTTTGAGAATATCGCAATCTATAGATTTATTAGTAGTTATTGAGCACGGCATAATTCTTAATTGATTTTTAAGCATATCTTCATCGTGCACTAGATCCATTCTTACATTCACCGTTTCTATAACACTATTATTTTGAACTAAATGATTTGGTACAAGGTTAAACTTTTTTTGCGCACCATAAGTTCTTCCCAGAAAAATACAGTCAATATTAATCTCATGCTTGATGCCTAAGCTCGAAAGTATTGATTTAGCTATTTCTTCTGGTTTTATTAAATTAATTGTTTTAGGATTTTCGGCGACAGAATATGATGGCTTTTTACCATTTCTATGAGTTTCAATTAATGTTTGTTTTTTTGTATCACCCCAATATGGTTTTGAATTTTGTTTATAAACATTGGAATATAGCGCTATAATTTTTTTATCATAAGCAGACGCTAGATGTATGGGAAAGCTGTCTACCCCAAAGTGAAGCATCGTCTTGCCTATTATATAACCTAATTGATTAAAATTTGTCATTCCATTTGTTCTTTGAGTTTTTTCAAAAGATGGCTCATCTTTTGATCCAACTTGTACTATATGTATACCTTTTTCTTGTAAATATGGATGAATTAAATCTATGACTTCCTGAAAATAATCATAATGTCTAGAAGGAAATTTAGTTACAGCATGAAAAGTAATAAATTTATCAAAAGGTAATGGAAAGAATTTTTCCAAAATATAAGGTTTATCAATTTTAACTCCACAGTTAATCGCGTATTGTTCTAGTATATGCATATATTAATGAAAACTTTCTCCATATTTTGGCAAGAATGCGTGTTTGATTTCTATTTTTGGTTCCACTATTATTCTACGTCCTAAACCCCTAACTTTCTCAAAAAAAGGTACATGATCTATTCTTTCGTCATTAATATCATATGATATCTTTTTATGCAAGTGAGCTGGAGTTATAAAGCATGTGCCCACAGAGTTAACTTCTGTTCTGACGTCTCCATCAGAAGTATTGTATGGAGATTTATAATCAAACCCAATACCTTTTGAATCTATAAAACAAGATATGTCATAAAATCTTTTCCAAGGCCACCAATTATTGTCTTCTATATAAACATATGGAGCCACTACTTCTGTAGTTGATATGGATAATAATTTTTCTATTATATCAAATGGATATTCGACTATATCCACATCCATCCAAAAAACATGAGTATGCTCATCCGTAAGATTTTCTTGTATTATTTTATTTCTTAATTTAATTATATTTGCATATCTATGTTCGTCTCCACCTATATAGCCATCGTGTACAGCTCTACTTTTATTTTTAAATGTTAAATTATTAAATATATTTTCGGCGTTTTGTTTCCAAAAAAACCATGCTCCTTTAGGCGATATAAGTTGAGGTATTAGTACTTTATAATTATTCATAATTTAAATTGAATAAGATCTTATCTTTACCGTTGTGTTGATAATTGTATACTCTTTGAGTGCCAATATGAGGCAAAAATGCTATTTCAAAATAACCATTATGGTCTCCTTGACCCTCTAACCATAAAAGATTATCCATTTCTGGAATATAATCTAAAACTTTGTGGACATATGGGTTGCCATCTAGAATTTCTTTAAATTGTGGTTTTGTAGATACATACAAGTTATATTCTTTATAGGTTTCTTTTATAGATTTAAAAAGGCTTGAAATCAAGAATACATCGCCTGCACTTTCTGGTATACAGATTAATATGCGTTTTCCATTGTCGTCCTTGTCTAATAGGTCTTCAAAAGATATTTTAGCGTTTTCTTTGTTCTCTTTCGCAGCGGCTTGTCTGAAATAATTTTCTACATTTTCCCTTTTTACACCCTTAGAAAACTCGTTCATCCAGTATTTGTAACCTTCGTCACTTTCACTCACATCTTTCATTTTTAGAATATTATGATACATACATAAAAGCCACTGACCATTATCTTCTATTTCTGGAATTTTATAAAATGGATCTCTCTCTTCTTCTTTCGAGGAGAAATCGTAATCAACTTCTGGAGAGTTATCTATAAAATCTTCAATTTTTTTTCCAACTACTTCTACGGAAAAATTGTCTACAACCCATTGTCTAGCTTTTTCTCCCATTTCTTTTCTTTTTGCTGGAGGTAAATTGTAGACTTTATTGATTTGTTTAGCTATTGAGTTTGGCTTAGTTGATGCTTTTTTAAACTCTGTACCATGCTCTCTATATTCCGACCATTCTAATGGTAATGAGTATGCTTCTGGTTCACACATTTCTTCTCCGCAACTATAATTTGTTACCAAAGTTATGAGTTCAGTTAATTTTGCTTCTTGAATAGGAATTTCTTGCCCACCGCTAGTGAATGGATGACAATAAACATCCATTAAATTGTAAACTTCATTTAATTCATTTTCAGTTATTCCAATGCCAACATTTGTAGTGATTTGGCTTTGCTTGGTTTCGCAAAATTTGCAATCTATATTTTGTCCAGAAAATTGTTTAACTTCGTAATTACCGCAACTTTTACAAATGTATGTAGTCAATATTTCTTTTTTGTCCACGCCAATTTCATCAGCTAATTTATATATATTCCAGCCTTCCGACCAATGAGTATGAAGAAGTAAGAACGTGTTTTTGATTTGTGGGTTGGATCTTTTCCAGAGGGCGTATCCTTCTAGTAAATTAGGTACGCTTTTCCTTAATTGATTTCTGAAAACAAACCCTACTACAAAAGCGTCAGCTGGAATATTATATTTTTTTCTAAGGTCCAATCTTTCTTGATTTTTCAATTTGTAAAAATTAGAAGTATTTAAAACTCCATGCATAGTTTTAACGTGAGTATGTCCCATCTCATGCAATGCTTTTGTTGCAAAATTACTCCAAATCCAATAATTTTTAATTTTATGAGCTTTTTCTACTGCGGATGGAAGGATAGGGAGAGAATCTAGAGTAGTCCAAATTACAGAGTTTATTTTATTAAACCATTTTTTATCTATAGCAAAATCTACTCCCCATATATCTTGAACAGCTATGTAAACGTCTGGTTTTTCCTCACTAATAACTTTATCTAATAAGTATCCTCCATAGCTAGCCATTCTAGCCATATTTGGATCTTTATTTAAATTCTCTAGCTCTTGTGGATTATCTGGTAATGATCCAATTGATTTCCATGGAGTAAGTTTTAATTGAGGATGAGAATATTGTAAACTGCAAGAATAATTAACTATCTCGTATTTATTTGTATTATACAGATACGTTAAAAGTTCTCTAGTGTTTCTTCCGAAGCCAGTTTTTGCTAAACTAAAATCGGATTGAAATAATATCTTTTTTTTCTTCATTCAACTACCAAAGATCACTATCCTCTGGTGATGCATTGGCGTCTTCGGGCTGTTGATTTTCTTTTTTAAGATTTTTGATTTTTTTAATAGACTCTATCCTTTGAGATTCAAAGGTGGAAGATAATGCGTATGATAAGAATTCTTTGAGAAGTCGGCCTTCGTTAAAGTAAAAACCAATTAAATATGATTGTTTATTTTCGCTATTTTGTTTATCCGCTTTATTAACTATATAAGAATAACCTACCTGCTTTTCATCTCTAATATATGGGGCAAGCTTGATTTGCGTGTTTTGTTTTTCAGAAGTATGATAAGCTGAAAATTCAGAATTCCTTTCAAGAGCGTCTAGTAATCCAGCAGCTTCCGCTAAAGAAAATTTAATTTTTACACTTTTATTTGGATTATTTTGATTCTCTGAAAATGATCCTATTTTCTTGGCATCATTCCAAGAGCTTTGTTTTATTAGTGAGCTCCATATTGATTGGTCTTTTGGATTTACGCTAAAACTACAAGCTGTGCCTGTATTTTTACTATTAGGTTTGTAGAATGATATCATATAAATATATTATCCGAAATATAAACTAATGTCAATTATTTTTATCAATCTTTTTTAAATCATTTAATTTCATATATATCTCATGGTCTTGAATAGCTATCAAATCTCCAAATATGCAATCATCTCTTTTCGACCCTTTAACTATTACAATATTTCCTTCTTCAAAATTCCTATCATTTAATAATTTATTTGTTTCGATATTATCATTGAATACTAACACGCTAATTGTGCTTGTTTCGTCTGATATCTTTAATCTAACATATCTTGTCTTTTTTGCATTTTTAGATATACCCGAAAAGACTTCTTCTATTTGACCGACTAAAGCTATTTTGGTGTTTACTGTTTCATCTAATACATCACATATATATTTAAGATTTTCTCTTTTCTCGGCAAAGATATCTTTTAAATTTTTATTATAAGTATATCCCAAAAGTTTCTTCTCGTAGTACCAATTAGCAAAGCTTTCGCTTTTATTATTTTGTTCGTATATACTCAAGTACGGAGTATACTTTTCTTTGATAGTCTCTAGCCTATTGTCTTTAATGACCACTTTATTTTTCTCATCAGTGAACTTATTAAGATGCTTAATGATTTTAATTAGATCATAATCAAATTTATCTGCAAATGATATGGCATATTTTTTCTCCTTAGAAGTCAGCATGTTCCATAATTGGACTTCTAGTACTATTTTACTTCTTGATTGATTGAATCCGCTAAGTGCGCCAGCTTGAATTAACGCGGATAATGCTCCAATATTTAATCCCGCTTCTTCTGCCGCTTCAAATATCTCAAATTTATTAGAGTATTTATTTCTAAAGCTATTTAATTTTTCTATTGACTTATCGCTAATTCCTTTGATTGATAATAACCCAAATCTAATATCCTTATCTTCTATTGAAAAGTCCATTTCTGATTTAATAATATGAGGAGGTAGAAGTCTAATCCCAAAATTATGCATTTCTTTTTGAATCTTAGATATTTCTCCAATTGGGTCTGGCTCGTTCCTACTCATCTTTAATAGCGATAAAAAGAATTGTTGAGGATAATTAAACTTAAGATAAATTGTAATTGCTGCTAGACCAGCATAAGCTATAGAATGAGATTTATTAAAGGAGTAATTTGCAGAGTCTTCGAGAATCTTCCATAGAATTTCGCTAACTTCTTTTGGAATTTTATTTTGTTTACATTTCTCTTCAATTTTTTTCTGCCAAGCTTTGATTTCGTCAACCTTCTTTTTACCCACGATTCTTCTTAAGATCTCTGCTTCGTCTAAAGTAAAGCCAATCTTATGAGCCATTTTCATTAATTGCTCTTGATATAAAGCAACTCCACCAGTTTCTTTTAAAATTTCATCAAAGAACGGATGAATACTTTCTGATTGTTGATAATTTGTATGAGCTGCATATTTGTCTACAAATTGTAGTGCTCCAGGTCTAGCTAAAGCAAGAACGCCACTAAGCTCTTCTAGATTTTTGGGTTTAACTTTTCTACATACCCTAAAATTAGTTTCTGCTTCAATTTGAAATAAACCATGTGGTGATTTTAAATCTTGTAAGTTTCTATAAATAGATTCATGATTCAAGTCTATATCTTCTATTTTTATATTGATGCTTTTGCAAACATTGTCTACGACGGAAACGCTTCTTAAGCCGAGGATATCTAATTTTATATTAAAAACACTTGCCCAATTCATATCGAAACTAGAGACTACTTCTTTATCTGAAGAAAACTCTGTTGGACATATAGTTTCTAAATCATAATAAGAAAGTAATACTCCAGAAGGATGAACTCCTTTATTCTTAATTAAGTCTCTTAATTTAAGAGCAATTTTATATGCTCCTTTATTTTGGTCGCACCATTCTTTAAATTGCTCAACTTCTTGATATGCTTCTGAAATATCTTTAACTTGGCCATAAGTTTTAGGAATCAAAGAAGAGATCATTGTCATTTCTTGCTCTGGTTTTTCAGCTACAATTTTACCACACTCTTTAATAAGCAATTTTCCACTTAAACTATTAAAGGTTAGTATCTTACTAGTCTTACCTTTGAATTTATTCTCCAGATATTGAAGTACTTTTTGACGATTATAATAACAAATATCTAAATCTACGTCACACATCAAACTACCATCTAGATACGTTACTCCGTCAATAACCTGCTTTTTAGCACGAATCTTAGATATAAATCTTTCAAAATAGAGGTCATATTTAACTGGATCGATTCTGGTAACACCCACCAAGTATAATATCAAAGACCCAGCTGCTGAACCTCTGCCTAAACCCACTGGGATATCGCTAGTTTTACAAAAATGGATAACATCCCATACTAATAGTATGTAATCAATGAATCCTAACTCTTTTAACGTATCTAATTCATGCTTTGCCCTATCAACATACTTCTTATAATCCTTATTAGTTTTATCAATATTTAAAGTTTTAAAACCGTTTAAGGCTAAGGCTCTTAAAAAATCATAATTTGATGAATCTTCACTTATGCCTAAATGTCTTTTGGAAGCTAGGTCAATTTCAAACTCTGGTAATCGAACTCCGTGAATGTCTAGTTCTGTAGATTCAAATTTATCAGAGAACTCTTTAGGGTCAGAATAGTTATTTATTTTCTTCATCCTCTTGCTCTTTTTCAATTTTGTCTATCTCTTCGTTAAAAACATGCAATCCTTTTGCTAGGATTTTCATTGAGGCTTTATCTTTTAGGCTATAGAATACATCGGCTTTGCCTTTCTTCTTACCTTTCTCTATGGTTATAAGAAGATATTCTATCCCATAGTCTTCGAGTTTTTGTATGGTATCATAAACATTATCTAGTGAGGCCATTTTATACCTCTATCTGCCATTTTAACTTGTTCCAAACTTTTAAATTTAAATCAAGATCATTTATTGCATCATGAAGACTTTCATAGTCATGTTCTATACCATTCTCTTTGCCAAGAAAAGTCAAAGAGCTTTTTACATTTTTCT